CTGCAGCTCCCTGAACCGCTGGCTGCCGATCTGCGTTTTCTCTAGCTCGCCTTGCAGCTCACCAAGGCGTGAACGCAGGGCGATGATGCTGCTGGGGTCAGCGTTGATCAGCAGCTTCCGTTGCTGAAGTGCTGTGAGCTCACTCTCTACCCGGTCAATCTCACGGCTGACCTCAACAAACTCCTGAGAGTCAACGTCAATCGATACCTGCCGCTGCTCCAGTGCCGTGAGTTCGGCCTTGAGCTTGGTGGTGAGCGCCGTGATGCTGTTGCCGTCTACATTGATCAGAATCTTGTTCTGTTCAACTTCAGCAAGGTCACGCTGTAAGTTGTTGATTTGAACCTGAAGGTCTGCAAACTCCTGAGAGTCAACCGATACCCTGGTCTGCCTGGTTTGCAGATCGGTCAGCTTGGCCTGCAGCGCCTCGATTGAGCTGGCATCAACGGTGATGGCTGTACGCTTACGTTCCAGCGCTTGCAGTTCACCTTCGACGCGATCGATTTCCTTGCCAAGGGCAGCGAACTCCTGAGAGTCAACGTCGATCTTGAGCTGCCGTTCTTGCAGGTCGTTGAGCTCATTGCGCAGCTTGGCGGTAACGGCCAGGAACGAGTTTGCATCGGCATCAATCAGCACCTTCCGCTGACTGATTTCCTGCAGATCCTTCTCTGCTGCATTGATCTGCCGCTGCAGGTCAACAAACTCTTGGGAGTCAACGTCTACCTTGATTTGGCGGCTCTGCAGATCCGCCAGTTCGGTCTGCAGGGCAGTTACAGACCGGTCATCTACCTGGATGAGCAGCTGCTGGCGCTGCACAGCGCTGATCAGGGACTGCACTTCCTTGATCTGAGCGCCGGCCTTCTCAAACGCTGATGAGTCAACAGCTACCTTGAGCTGCCGCTGCTGCAGCCTGTTCAGCTCCTGATTCAGCGCGGCAAGGCTTTTGCTGCTGAACCCTTGAATCCCATCGCCAATCCCCTTACCAACGCTCTGCCCGGCCTGCTGCGCACGGGTTTCTAGCTGCTTAAATCCATTCAGCAGCTCATTAAAATCACCGCCAACCTTGATCTGAAAATCACTCACGGCGTCACCACCACAGTTGGATTCGTCCAGCGGATGACGATTTGATCAATCACGCCGATCCCCTGTCCTGGCGCATCACCTTCGATGCTGGTGCTGGTTGCGCCGGGCAGCAGGGCAACCACTCGACCGGCAACGGTCTGCAGCTGGCCGGCAGACTGCCAGCCGGAGACGTAGATCCGCCAGGTGGGATTCGTCAGCGTCTCGGTGGTGAGCAGCACCTGTTCTGCGCACCTGGGCACGGCCGTGATGACGATCTCAATGCCGTTCACCACCGTGCCAGGCGGCAGCTGTTCATTCGCCGCCAACACCGCCATCGCGGCCATGCTGGTCCCATTAGGCAGGGTGTATGTGCCCAATGCGGCTGCGATGGCCGTATCAGCCAGCAGCCGGTCGTAGATCGCCTGTGCAGTGGTCGGCAGTGCCATGGCTCAGCTTTCCGGCAAACTCACCAAACGCCAGCCGCGCATGGAACTACCACTGCAGGAACAGCTCAGGAATGAGCAGTGGCGGCGGATGATTCAAGGCGCCGGCAGCCGCGACCTGGAGAACCTGAAAACCGTCGCGCTGGCGATCCTGGACTACGCCGAAACGAACCGGCAGTTCGCGTTGCAGCAGGCTGCTGCAGTCCTGCCCAGACAGCAAAACACCCCAGCTGCATGAGCAGCCGGGGTGCGGTGCGGTTGATCAATGATCAGGCAGCGGTGTGGAAGTCCAGCTCGTACGGCCCGTAGGCACGCAGGGTGGTGCTCCAGCGCACGATGCCGCCAGCGGGAGGAGTTTCTTCAAACCCAGTGAACCGCCCGAAGCCGTAGGTGCGCTCGGTGAAGCCGGTAGGGCCAATCCGTGCGTACTTGACCATCAGGCCTTCACGCACTGATTCCTTGGCGCAGATGCGCATCAGCTTGTAGGCCGCGTCGGTGTGATCGGTGACGCCCTCCAGTGCAAAGCTGAACGACTTGCCGGTCGCGATGCTGGTGTCAAACGACTTCACCTCATCGTCATAGGTGACGATGGTTTCTTCGGTTTCGGTTTCGGACGGCGCGGCGTTGGTCAGACCCAGCAGGCGGATGGGGTCATCAGTGCCGTCCAGGTCAAGGGTGGCGGCACCAACGGCAATCGCCAGCGTGCTGCCGGTGCCGGTTTTGGTGATGGCAGCGGTGTTGCTCAGAGGCGTTGCAATGGACATGAAGCCGGCAAACGTTGCAAGATCGGTAAAGTCGATCTCGTTCTTCAGTAGCGGCGCAAAGTAGAAGTTGTAGCCATAGGCCTGGCTGTAGACCTGTGCCATGAGCAGGAAATGAACGCTTCCCTTTCAGCGGTCCACTTCCAGGTATGCCGTGCTAACGGCTTAACGCTGACGCGGAAACCTAACGGCAGCCTGCCCTATGCCTGCTGCTGTGAGCTGTTACCCCCGTGGCGTCTGCCACTGCCCAAACAACACCCGCAAGCCGTTTCAAGCGCGGGTGTGGTGGGCAGGGCGGTACTGGAGCCTGGGGTACTTCGCCAGCATCACCGAGGCTGAGATTCGGGTGAATCGGGTGTATCGGGAGATGGCCGAGTGGAAAGAGATGCAGCTTCCTCCGCCCACACTGCTCCCGTTGCTCCAGAAGCGGGAGCAGGCACTGCAAGACAGCACACCGGCTGATCATCACCAGGCCAGTGAAACTGCCGGGTCTGACCTGTAGCGGTGCCTTCCGCGATCAGGAACCCTCGCCAGCCATCGGCAGTGGGCTCAGGTGCCAGGAGGATGGCATCAGTGGCGATGAGCGCGAGCCGCTGGGGTAGCGGCTGCCCTTGACCAGCTGACAGCAACGGGTCGTAGAACGCCAGGGCGAAACCTGGGAACTGGTGTGCCTTGATCAAGGCGAGCATGGCAGCACCGGCCTCTGATGGCGGGCGCTCGCCAGGCTGCTGCTGGCGGAAGAAACAGAAGTCCGCCAGCGGCGGTGGCTTGCCGTCCGCGTGCGCGTTTACATAGGTCTGGGTAAGGGATGCAACGGGCAGTTCAGCCCAGTGCAGCTGCTGCATCAGCCAGCGCTCGCCTTCCTCGATCGCTTCGGTGATGTAGGAGACGGGGAGGGATGCGAATCGTTCCCGGCTGAATTCAGGAGCGGCGGGCCAGAGTCTGCGGCATCGCCAGAATGCTGCGGCCCAGTCGGTTGGGGCGGGGCTGAGCTGTCCTGTGGCGCGAGCTTTCCCAGCGTTTCAACCATCCCTTCAATCAGTTCTTCCGGGGACTTGGCGGGTTGGTGGCCGTTCTGCTCATCGCCGATGAAGTTGTAGATCGCAGTCTGCAGCGGTTCGGGCAACTCGGCGGAATCGGCCTCACTCCAGGCCTTGCAACCCGGCAAGCGGTGGGCGATGGCAGCGGTAACGGTGCGGAGCACCTGCTGACGGTGTGCCTTGCCGAGGGTGATGGTCATCTCAGCGATGAGGTCGCTGTGGGCGAGCATGAGGCGCTGCTCAGCGGGCTCCAGCGGCACGGGGATGCCGAGGCGGGTGGAGAGGATGCGGATCGCCAGGCGCTGGGCCTCGATTTCGCCGTGGCCGCTGCTCAGCAGGGCATCCGCCAGCCGGCTCGACTCACGGGTGACGACAGCCTGATACTCGTGCTCCCTGATGGCGATCTCTTCGCCGGCCAGCAGGCTGCCGAAGACCGGGAACTCCAGGGAGCAGGGCTCACCGTTGACAGTGGCGGAAATGGTGCGCGTCTCGCGCTTGGGCGCGACAACGAACGGAAGCTGGGGCACGACAGCGCCGGGGTGGGGTGCCGTAGGTTTCCGGCTTAACGCCTGAGCTGCGCGAGCCAGACGTTTTTCAGGCGATCGGCAACGTCATATTTCACGATGCCGGAGACGCTCTCCTGACCGAGCACGGCACGGGTCCAGGGGCGGGCGGGGAGTTGCACGCGGCTGGCGTCGCGGTTGCCCCACGGGAAGATCAGGGCGCCTTCATGCACGGCAGTGGCGTAGTTCGCCGACCACGTGAAGGTGGCCTGATAGGGCCCGGTCATCTTGTAATACCCAGATTGCCGCAGGCTGCCAGTGTCGATGATGTTCCGAGGGCTGCCGGCGGTGCCAACGGTGCGCTTGGTTTCACGGGGCCATGTCCAGGCCTGAGCAGTGAACGATTGCTGGAAGGCGCCGAACAGCTCACCCATCACGATCTCAGTTGCCCGTTGCGCAGCCTGTTCCGCCAGCTTGGTGAGGTTGCCCGTATCAACCGTTGCGCGGATCGACATCAGGCGGCCAGCTGGAAATCAATGCGGATCTTGTCCCCTAGCACCGCTCGCACCTCAGCGCCGATGCCACCAGCGCCGAACGGATCCGACAATCCAACGATGGTTGCCTCGCCTTGCAGCGCAGGTTGCGTGAGCGTCGGCAGTTGCTCCAGCACGGTGAGGATCCCTCTGCCGTTGGCGCCAGGCAGCAGCCCCGAAGGCGCCAGGCCGGTGGTGGTCCAGCTGAAGGCTGAGCGTGCAGCCAGCCAGCTTGTATCGGCAGGCAGCAGCGCCCACTGGGTGATGTAGCCGTCGAGGATCTGCCGGCGTGGGTCGATGCTGGGCAGTGCATCGGCCTGATCAGTGCCGCTGTTCTTGGCAAAGCACTCAATCACCCAGCTACCTGCGGCAGCCGGCACACCAGCGCGGAAGTTGACTGGCGCGACCGGCTGCGGCAGCAGCAGGCGGATGTTGGCGTAAGGGGCCAGGTCTGTTGCCATCAGCTACGGATGAGCTGTGCACTGGAGCCGTCGCTGCCGTCGTATGGCTTGATGCCAAGCGCCTGGAGGATCTTGTGCTTGAGCTGCGCCATGCGTGCGGCGAGAACACCGCCGGCGGTGGCATCCGGGCGGCCACCAGAGACGGTGCGAACCTTCAGTAGCTCGGTGTCCCATTCAAGCACGTCAGCTTTCTTCTGCCGGTCTTGACGGGTGAGCGTGGTGCCAGGGATGGGGCCTTCGTATTCCTGCGCGTTGCTCAGGTGTGCGGTGCCTGCGGCGACCTGATCGGACCAGTCTTGGTCGAGGTCTTCGATCTCATCAATCCACGACTGGCACTGCGCGACGGTGGCTGGCGACACGTCTGCAGCGCGGTTGAGGATGGTGGTAAGGATCTGGAGGTTGTAGGCCGATACGGGCCAGAGCGCATAGCCCCTGATCAGCTCACGATCATCACGCTGGCTGCCGGCGTTGGGCCGCCAGAGGGGGTTGAGGGTGGGGATAGAAGCAGGCATGCTTCAGGTTTCCGGGTTACGGGAAAGGCGGCGGGAAGAAGCGCCGAGCCTCACCACTCACCCTCCCGCCGCACCCTGACCACCCGTGCAC